ACTCTGCTGATGCACTACGGTTCTCTCTTGACTCTGATGGCAACATCATCATGGTGGGCAACATTACCATTCCTGATGGCGGGACAATAGGCCAGGCCGCGGGGCCATTGCTTACATTCGATGATACGTTGAATTTTCTGGAGATCACCGGCTGCGATGTGGGAATGGGGACGGCAACGCCGACGGGCAATCTGGCAGTCACGCAAGCCATTGTCGCCACAGGCATACGGAAGGGCATCGTCTATGTTGGCGCGATCAATACCAACCAGACCCTGGGCACCGAAATACCGTCAGTGACCATTACGACCGCTGGCCGGGAATGGGCCACCGGCGCACTGGCTCTACAGCGTGAAGTGCTCATCACTCAGCCGACGTATTCCTTCGTGGGGGCTAGTACCATCACCGATGCGGCTACGCTAGGCATTGCTGGCGGGCCTATCAAGTCCACCAACGCCACTATTACCAACGCACATGGCCTGCTGATACAGGCCGGCGCAGTCGGTGCGGCGGCAATATCGTATGGCTTGACGATCAATGCCCAGACGGGAGCGGCGGCGAATTACGCAGCACAGATCATGGGCGGCAACCTCGGAGTAGGGGTAGCAGATCCGGATGAATTGGTAGAACTGTACAAGGTGGGTACACAACTTAAGTTGTCCGGCGGAGCCGCTGACTACGCCACACTTGCTGTAGCCGCAGATGGGGCATTAACGATTACGACAGTAGACGACGACGCCGCTGAGGGCGACATCATTCTGGCCCCTGATGGGGACGTGACGTTATCGCCGGCGCTGAAGGTGACCGGTGACGTGTACCTGACCTCTGGCTTACGAATTGGCGATCTTACTACGGACCCTGATGATAACACCATCGAGATGGAAGAACGGTCCACTGACCCTGGCGATCCAGCGGAGGGAAACGGTATCCTGTGGCTATCTGACGGTGCGGACATCGGCGAGGACGGTGACCTGATATGGAAGCGCACTGCCGGGGGCGTGACGCGGTCGATAATACTTGGCGGCGAACCGTGCTACGGCGTAATGTGGAACGAGAGCACTGACGCTTATGAACGCACCGGCACGTTGACCAGTATCGCGGTAGGCAGTTCGCCAGGGAATGGCCTGCTGTCCTTGCAATCTATGATGCGGCGCTGTGTCATGGATAATACCGGCGTCATCAAATATTATTTGGGTGCTACTGACTCTACCAAAAAAGAGGATATGCTGACCGCGTCGGTACTCGATGGCACAGATGGACAGGTAATGGTTGAGATTCCCAAATTCTACCTGCGGTATTCATACGCGGCCAACGTGCACCGGTGGGACATCAGCCCCATACCGCTGCCAGGCTTTAGTCTGCACCCCGCCTTCGTCAAGAACGGGGTAGAAGTACCCGCCAGATATATGAGTGCTTACGAAGGCGTACTATACGACGATTCGCAATCTGTCTACACCAGCGACTACAATCAAATCGGTGCTCATGCGGTGACCGTGGATGTCAATGTCGGCGGTTCAGGAAAAGGCTCTATCACCGAGAATGCAGCTAGCGGAACTATCTACGCTCAATTACAAGCGGGCGACGTTATTGTAGTCACCGGCACGGCGGACAACAACGGTACATACATCATTGATTCTATCACCGGCGGGGATGTCATTACCTGTACTGGTATTATCGCCGGTGGAGACGGTGTAGAGGCTACCTGCGTCATCAGTGCCCCGGCGGCTGACACGGCAAACGATATTCTATCTAGTGTCAATGGTAAGAAGCCATTCAGTCACATAACACGAGCGAGCTTCCGGGCCATAGCCGCTCTGCGCGGCGCCGGTTGGCGACAGTTCGACTTCTACTTATGCAGTGCCATTCAATTGCTATATCTGACCGAGTACGCGTCCTTCTACTCGCAGAGCATGATTGGCAATGGCTTGACGGATTGGGACAGTGGGACATGGAACACTTACAACGCCTACCACGCCATCAACAACACTGGCGTCAGCAATGGCAATGGTAACGCTACCGCTAATGTCTCTGGCGGAGATGGAGTACTGGGTTCGTACATGACCTATCGCGGCATCGAGAACTGGTATGGGCATCTGTGGAAGTGGGTAGACGGCTTCAACATCAATGACAACGTGCCCTACGTGTGCAACACCGACACCGACTTCGCCGATGATACCGCTGTGAATTACACCGATTTGGGGGTTACGTTAGACAATATTGGTGGTTGGCAGAACACGCTAGAGCAGATAAGTGCGGGATTCCTGCCGGCCAGTGTGGGTGCGAGTAACGTGACGAAAATCACGGATTATTATTGGCAGAATGCTGGTTGGCGGGTGGCTCTGCTTGGTGGCGTTGCCAGTAGTGGCTCGGCCGCTGGGGGGTTCTATTGGAATCTGAGTAGTGCGTCCGGTCATCTCCATGCGTATTTTTCCGGTCGGCTCTGTTTTTAACATAGTTGCAACAGGTTGTTCATATCAAGAAATACTGGTTAGCAGGTAGCTCTACTTAGTGGCAATGCAAATAATGGCTCGAACACTGAGGAGTTCTATTGGAATCTGAATAATACGTCCAGTAATCTCAATGCGAATATTTCCAGTCAGCTCAGCTTATTTCAAATGTGACGATGGTGAAAGATATGGAGAACCTTGCCTCTAGGCAAAACACAAAGCAAAGCCTCATTGGTGTTGGTAGGGCTGCAAAGTCTCGAAGACTCCGAGGTGAAATAAGCAGATGAAACGGTATGGGAATTTGTATCCAAAGATTTGGGATATGGACAATATCAGGGAAGCGCATCGAAATGCACAGAGGGGGAAGAAACATTATCAGGAAGTTCAAATGGTAAATGCTGACGAAGAGAACTATTTAGTACAGATTCAAGCAATGTTGCGCGATAAAACATTTCGTAATTCTGCTTATGAGATATTCGCTAAAGTAGAAGGCGGCAAAGAACGGGAGATTTACCGATTGCCTTATTTCCCTGACAGGATAGTGCATCATTGCATTATGCAGATATTGGAACCGATTTGGATGAGAACATTTATCTCTGACACCTATGCTGCATTGAAGGAACGCGGTATTCACAAAGGTGTCAAACGTCTAAAATTAGCATTGCGCGACGTAGAGAATGCTAAATATTGCCTGAAATTTGATGTGCGCAAATTTTATCCTTCGATTGACCATGACATTTTGAAAACGATACTTCGCAAGAAGATAAAAGACCCTGACATACTATGGTTGCTGGAGGAAATCATAGATTCTGCCGAGGGCGTTCCAATCGGCAATTATCTGAGTCAATATTTTGGTAATCTATATTTGGCATATTTTGACCATTGGATGAAAGAAGAGAAGGGATGTAAATACTATTTTCGTTATTGTGACGATGTAGTAGTGTTACACAGAGACAAGGGCTTTTTGCATGAGTTGCTAGTCGATGCTCAGAAATATTTAGAGATTCACTTGAAACTCTGTATGAAAGCCGATTATCAAATCTTTCCGGTCGATAAGCGTGGGATTGATTTTCTAGGCTATCGGTTTTTTCATAATCACACATTGTTGCGCAAGAGCATCGTCCAGAGATTCAAAGCGAAAATAGTAGGTATTAAATGTTCATATCGTAAAATGTCCTCAAGCCAAATTATAAATGGATTGATGAGTTACTGGGGATGGATGAAATGTGGCAATTGTTTGAATCTGGCAAAGAGGTACATTGACAATGATGTTAGACAGATTGTGAAAATGGTGTCTAAACAGAACGGCATCAAAAACCCATTAAGGAGGTTCATATGGCTATAAGCGACACACATCCCGCGGAACGTTACACATCCAACGGCAAGACGGTGTTCCCATTCAACATCGTCGAGACGGAAGTGACAGACGCCGAGACGGGCAAGAAGCGCACGCAATACGAGTACGATGAAGCGCGGGTAGAAGGCGAAGTGACGCGAGAGAAGATCATCCGGGCGGGAATTGCGGCGCGGTACAGCATCGAGGATGAACTGGCAACGATCAACAACTACCTGGTGGATAAGGTGACGTACGAGGCGGAGTACCAAGAGTATCAAGATTTCCG